CGGCAGGACAGACAACGAAAGGCGCTGTCGCTATCCGTAAGCCCGCTGGCGCGGGCAACGGCTACCGCGTGTGTTGGATGGGGGCCTTCAGGAAATACGAAAGCCCCGTGCCGCCACTATGTGGCGACACGGGGCCGGAAAAAAGGTCGAAGGTGTTCAGCGGTTCAGGTTAGGCGGGGGACTCCATCCGGCTCAGGGCCTCGATGATGCCCTGATAGATGTCCTCAAGGCTCAGGTATAGGCCCTGCACATCCTGGGTATCCATGTCCACCCGCGCATCCACGGGCAGGGAGCACAGCAGGCGCTGTTGCCAGCGGATACGGGCGGCGGCGTCATGCAGCAGGTCAGCGGGAAGGCGCGCGTTATCCATGACACACCTCCAGCAAATTCCCCTGCACGGGCAGGGCGGGGCGCTCGGACGCTCTTTCTTCCAGCCAGCCCAGCGCCTGTGCGGCCTTGAGCAGACGGGAGACCTCGCGCCCGTTCACGTCCAGCAGTTTGGCAATGCTGTGCTTGCCAAGCCCCATAGCGTGGTAGCGCACGGCCTGGCGTACCCGGCGCTTCTGGGCAGGGCCGAGACGCCAGAAAAGCTGGGCGGTCTCGGTTCGGGCCTCGTCCAGTCCTTGCTGGTAAGCGGCTTCGCGGATACGTTCGGCCCTGTCTTCCAGAGCCGCCGCCTCCAGCATATTGAAGGCTTCGATGTAGCGCAGCTTCCAGCGGACGGCCTCGGCTCCTGTGAAGCCCATGACCAGCAAGGAGAAACCGTCACGGGTAAGAAGGTAGGCACGGTCTTTGCGAATGCCCCCGGAATGAGGCAAAAACGTATCGATTTCTATGGGCTCAAAATTGAGCCGATAGAAAGATTCCGGGCACTTGGAACGCAATTTGGCAATATCGCGCAGGACATTTTTGTGGCTACGGTTGAAATGGTGCGCCAGCACGTCCGAACGCACGGCAGGCTTGTTTTGCTCTGTTAGGTCGACGCAGATGGTGGAGTTGTCATTGATGAATGACGCAGCTTGCGATATGCTGTTTTCAGCCATGATACACCTCCGTGAAAGGTGGTTATGGTTAGGCGTTGTCAAAAGGTTCCAGCTTTTGGCAACGCCATTTTTTTAGCTTCTCCAGCCCGGAAAAGCCTTGTCCAATGCCTCGAACAAGACGGCCTTGAGGGTCTTCTTGTTTTTGACCGCCAACAATTTGAGCTTGTGGCGTTCTTCCTCTGACACCCGCACGGTCACAGTGACCGCATATTTTTCGGGTTCAGCCTTGCGCATCTCACCTCCTCATTTTTTGAAAAAATGACAAATTGCAGTCAAAACGTCAATAAAAATTTGCGCGCCTATTGGCAGCAAAGCAGGAAACTGTTGTAATAAACAAGGGCCTACGGCCTTGACTCTCCCGAAAAAGGTAGCTGGGACAGCCAATTTCGCGACAGACAGGTGTTCGTATGATGGAAAATTATCCGCAGCCATGTGTGGATCTGGTACTCTCGGAAGAATTTCATATCGTTGTTCTGTTTATGCAGCCCAAATCCAAGTCCTGGCCGCTTGTGCGGCAATATTGCCAAAAAGCGGACTGGTTTTATGAGCAAGGTGGGTATACGGCTGCCTGTTTCAAAGAATTTTCACCAAGAATACAATACCTATTTGCAATCGAAGACATTACATGCGGATGGAAAACGGTTCACTACTTTGTGAAAGGACGCAGGGTTGACCATCTTTACCTTTTACCGTGGATATCTTGTTACCATGAGGCTGTTCGCTGCAATGACTACAGGGCCTACTGCCATACCATCTACAGCGAACCAAAACCCGTTCACCGTGACATGTATATCCACGTTTGCCTTGGCGGCGAAAAGGAAAGGAATAATTCTCCAGAAATCGAAATCGCTCCGCGTCGCTATTTGCTCCCTTGCAGAAAAATGCGCTTCTTCCCTGAAGAACACGCAGGGCATCCGAGTTCTTTGCAGGATTTATTCCAAGCAGAGGCCGTAGTAAGCGGCTATGTCAACTGCCCCTTTCTCCACCCAGAAGATTTTAGGGTGCTGTCATAAGAAACGCCCCATACCGCTAGGTGGGGAAGGGATTAAAAAGCGGAAAAGGCCGGGATCACCTCCCGGCCTTTTCTTTTGCCCTTCCTCTTTCCTTCCCCTACAGCCGCAGGTCGATGACGCCCGCGAAGACGTGCAGGCCGTTGACCACGTCGGACGGGATGCGGCAGTCCAGGCGGTTGGGGTCTTGCAGATCGCGTTCGCAGATGACCCCGGCGGCGTTGGCCTCCACTTCCTCCACGATCTCCAGCTGTTCCAGCTGGCGCAGCACGTCCAGCACCTCGCTGCGGACCTTGGGCGGCGTGCGGGTGGACAGTTTTTCGCGCGGGAAGCGCAGGTCAATGCGCTCCTTCACGGTTCGGGCCACATAGTCCAGAGTGCGGATGGTGGTCATGTCCAGCAGGGAAATGTCCGTGGCCCCGGCGGCATTGCGGGTATAGGTGGAGATGGCGCGCACTATCTGCACCACCTCGCCCGGCCCCACCTCCAGCGGGGTCACGCCATTTTTGAGGGCCACCTCCTGCTCGGTACGGGACAGGCGGGAGGATTCCGGGGGCACGGCCACGCCGGTGAGGACCAGGGTATTGAGCGGCCGGGCCGGGTCCTCCTCGCTGGCGGCTACGGCGCAGTAGGCAGCGGAAAGCGTCTCCGGAAGGCTGGGGCTGCCGGGCAGGCAGGCCAGGGAGATGCGGCCGCTGTTGAGCTGACCGGCCAGGGTGGTACAAAGAGACAGGGTATCCGTACTGCCCAGCCAGGCCGTGGCCCGGCGCTGCTCCAGCGGGCCGCTCACCTTGTCCAGGTGCTCACGCAGGGCCGTGAGCTGTTCCTGCACGGCCCAGGGCAGACAGTACAGCGTATAATCCGCGCCGAAGACGGCGGCCAGGGCCTCGGTGATGTCGGGGTCTTTCTGGCCGCCGCTCATTTTTGTGACGGTAGCCGTCAGGCCGGGAGCCGTGCAGCTGGCGGACAGCGTGATCTTGTTGCCGATGGTGCCCTTGTTTTTGGCGGTCAGGGTCAGATAGGGGGGCGGAGCGACCTGCTCGCCTTCGCCGTCCGGGTCTTCGGGCGTGACCACCGTGGCCGAAACGGGCAGGGACTGCTCTGCATTGAGGGCGGCGGCCAGTTCGTCCAGGACGTTTTGGGCCGTATCCTGCGAGGCGGCGGCCACGGCCACGCTGGTGTCGGCGATGGTCAGGGAGACCACGCCCGCGCCGGTGGCCGTGCCTGTCAGCTCCAGCTTGCCGCTGGCGGCCACGCCCGCCTCGTCCGGGGGCACGGGCAGCACGGACAGGTCCAGGTACTGGTAGGCGCGGATGGCGGCCTGCACCATGAGCTGGGCCTGGCTGCCGTAGCCGAACAGCGCGCCCGCCGTGGCGTCATCGTAGATCTGGACAGGAACCAGCGGGGCGTCGCTGTCTTCGGCCTTCTGGGCGATGATGAGCATTTTCTGGCTGTTGGCGGCCAGGGTGCGCACGGCGTTGGTGGTATTGAACTCGAAATATTTTCCCGGCTTGCGGATGCTGGCCGGGATCTGGTCGAAAGAGATGTTCGTGCTGGCCATTTATGCCTCCTCAGCGTCCGGCGTCACAACGGCCAGGTGGGCGACCCTCTGGGGGGCGCTCACCAGCTCGCCGCTGTGCAGGCGGCGCAGATAGTAGGCCGTGGCCGGGACGGACACGGGCTGATCGTCGGTGATGTAGCGGCGCGGGGCGTCCTCGCGGGGGACGCGCAGGCCGGGGGCTGCTTTGACGTAGAGTTCAACGCCCATAGGGCTCTCCTTATATGCGGATATTGAGGGTCAGGTGGTCTTCCAGCAGGGGCGGATCAGTGGCCGGGTCCTGCGGCGGTTTGCACCAGTAGCGCAGGGCCAGCCCTTCCAGCGGCGGCAGCCAGGGATCGTCCCCGGCATGCGCCTTGCCCGGCAGGGGCTGGCCGTCGGGCGGCAGGTAGCCGCCAGCATCGGTGCCCAGGGGGCGCTCACAGGGCGCTCGCAGCCTGGCCTGTACACGGCAGAGCCAGTCCTGGGCAAAGACGGCCAGGCTGCCCGCCTGTACCTGGCCGGAGAACAGGCTGCGGATGCGGCCGGGGCGCAGGTAGTCCACACCGTCCAGGGCATAGTCCTGCATGGCGGTGAGACGGGCCACGTCGGTCAGCATGGCATAGGCCCCCGCCGTGGCCGGGCCGCCCGTGCGCGGGCCTTCCGTGCGGGGGCTGTAGGCCGCCGCTATGCTGGTGAAGGTCAGCACGCTTTCAAAGCGGGTGCGGGCCGTATCCAGGGCTTTGGCCTCCGTGGCACCGGCAAACGTCACCCAGATGGCCGGGACGGAGGGATAGACGTTTTTCCAGTCGCCCAGCAGCTCGCCGCCATAGCTGCCCACAAAACGCAGGTACGGCAGGCGGGCCTCATGGATACGCCGGATCATGGCGCTTTCGATGGCGGCAATGGGGTACACGGGGGCTCCTTGCGACTAGAAGAAACGGTCATGGCATCCGGGCGCGAACTCCACGCCCGTTTCCGGGGGCTGCGGCTCCGGAGCGTCCGGCGGCGTGGGCACGACGATCTCCGCCGCGCCCTTTGCCACGTCCTTGAGCCAGGCCAGGGCGGCCTTGTAG